TGAATCTTTTGATGATAAGAAAAAAGATGATATTTTAGAAAAAGTAGCACTTAAATATCAAGATATTATAAATGATGATTATGATAGATTAGCTCGTGAAGCATTTAATGTAACTGAACATAGGTTAGAAATGAAAACAGAATGTGTTATTCGTTCAGCCTATTTTAGAGCTACTAGACGTTATGCTCAATGGATTACTAAGCAAGAAGGTATTGAAAAAGAATCTTTAGATATTAAAGGTTTAGAATTTATGAAAGCAAATTTCCCACCTATATTAGGAGATTTCTTCAATGATATTTTACAACAAGTATTAAAGGGTGAACAGAAAGATAGTGTATTAGAACAAATTAAAGTATTTAAAAAACAGATATTAGGAGGTGATATTCCACTAACAAAACTAGGCAACCCAACATCAGTAAAAAAGTTAGATAAGTACTCTGGTACTAAAGCAAGAGCAGGTGAAATGTTTACTGAAATATTAAAAGGAGCTCCAGCACCAGTTAGAGCAGCAATTCGATATAATGATTTATTAAGATTATGGAGTTTAGATAGAAAACATAACTTAATTACTCAAGCCGATAAAGTAAAATGGATTTATTTAAAAGATAACCCATATAAAATAGAAGCATTAGCATTCTTTGATTATGACATGCCATCAAAAATTCAAGATTTCCTTGATATTTATGCTGACAGACAAAAAGTATTTGAATCAATTTTATTAAACAAATTAGAAGGATTTTTTAACGATTTAGAATGGAGTTTAGATTTAAACCCTCATATAAATGCATTATCTTCCTTTGAAATTTAAAAAAACTTACGTATATTGAATAATATGGAATTTAAGAAGAGAGATTACTGGAAAACAACAAAATGGCCTACTATGGAATTTACAACTTCTATTTCGCCTAAGGGTTGTGTTGTAAATTGTGCCTTTTGCCCTCAAAGAACTTTAGAGAAAATTTATCATGCTCACAAGGGTCAACCTAAAACCTTATCACTAGCTAGATTTATTCAAATTGTAGATAAATTACCTAAAGAAGTAAGAGTTACATTTTCTGGGTTTACTGAACCTTGGTTAAATAAAGAATGTACTAAAATGATGCAGTATGCTAACTACAAAGGACACCCTTTATCTGCATTTTCAACAGGAGTAGGAATGACATTAGATGATGTTGAAGCAGTTAAAGATATACCTTGGACTAAAGGACCAAATGGTGGATTTTGTTTACATATCCCAGATGCTGAACGAATAGCTGAACATCCCTTAAGTGATAGGTTATATAAAGTATTTGAAAAATTTAAAGAATATGAAAATGATATTCAAGCATTTTATGTAATGAGTATGGGTGAACCTCATGACTGTGTAAAAGAATTATGGCCTAATCCTGTTATACCTAATTTTTGGGATAGAGCAGGTAATTTAGTAGGTGAAGCAACTATTAAACCAGCATTAGATAAAATTAAAGATAGAGTTAACCATGCACCTAAAAAAGGACCTAGTACTTGTGGTTGTATTGAACACCTTTATCATAATGTTGTTTTGCCTAACGGAGATGTTTCATTATGTTGTATGGATTATAGTTTAGAAAAAATATTAGGTAATTTATTCGTTGACGAATATGATGATATAATGCCTGCACCTTTATCTACATTTGATATGTGTGGTAGATGTGAAAATGGTGTTAGTCCAAGTGATAAAATTAGAAATAAAAATATTATTATATGATAAGTAAAAATGTTTTACAAAGTGTTATAGCAAAGTATTATTTAAATGGATTAAATAATCAGGTTAAATGGAGAATTAAAGATAAAGCACTTACAATATATGCTGGTGAAAAAGGTAGAGTATGTAAGGTACATCTAAATGATTTTGATATCGAAGATAGTGAATTAGGTATATTTGATACTGATAAATTATCAAAACTGTTATCTATTACTAGTGGTGAATTATCTTTATCATTAGAAAAAATTAAATCAGTGTATACTAAAATGCATATCGCAGATTTAAATTTTGATTTAACATATTCATTAGCTGATATTTTAATTTTAGGCAAAACAACATGGTATGAAGATCCTGAAACATGGGAAATTGATATTGACTTACAAATGGAAGATGTTGACCATTTAATTAAAGCAAAAAACGCATTATCTGATGTCAATAATATGTTAATTACAACAACACAAGATTTTGACGGTAATAATATATGTGAATTTGTATTTGGTGATAACACCGGATTTTCAAATAAAATAACATATCAATTAAATGGTGATATTAAAGAAGATAATTTATCCATCCCATTTGATTCAGATATTTTCAAATCAATACTTAACTCAAATAAAGATATGAGTAAAGGTAATTTAAAATTATCAAATAAAGGAATGATAAAATTAACGTTTAACTCAGACGACATAGAAAGCGTCTATTATATAGCAAGAAATGAATAAAGACTTTAACGCAATTGAAAAAGAAAGAAAAAATCTGGCAAAAATGCCTGATCAACAAAAACACCAAATTATTAGTTTTATTAAATCAGGAGTTAGAATATTAGGCTATTGCTTTATACCATTTAACCTAATTACAGCAACTATTATTTTAGTTTTAAGTGAAGTAATTGGTATTTTAGAAGAAATGGTATAGTGGGACGATTCAACAAATTAATAGCAGCATTTGGTAATATGCCTTCAATACTTGAAGGGATAAAAAACCGAGTGTTTACTAGAGATGATGTTGAAGAAATAGCCAAAATTAGAGGCCACATTTGTGAGAAATGTTCTCAATTTGATACAATAGGACATAGCTGTGCCGTTCCAGGTACAGCACCTTGTTGTGCCAATTGTGGTTGTATATTAAATTTGAAAGTAAGATCAATGTCGGCTAGCTGCCCTGAAGGAAAATGGTCGGCATTTATGAGTAAAGAAGATGAAGAGGAGTTAAAAAATAGCTTGGATTAGCGACTTTTCTTTATTATTATATATGTATAACAAAATAACACGTAGCTAGGGCACGAGTTATGTTTTAAAATTAAATTAACCGAGAGCTTCGGCCTCACAAAACTAAATGATATGAGTACATTACAATTATTGGAAAGGCATTTAAGTCCTTTCGACATTCTTTTTAGAAACCACTTTAAATCTGATAGCACATTTCAACCAGCTTCAGATACAAAACAACCACACCCACTTAATATTTTCTTTGACGATAAAGGGCTTTATTTTGAAGTTGCCTGTACAGGACTAACTAAAAAAGACGTTGTCCTTGATATCGAAGGAGATATATTAAAAATTAGTTATAAGAAACCAGAAGATGAAAAATTCCATGAAGGAACTATTCATAATGGTTTGTCTAAAAAATCATTTGATTTAAGATACAAAATTGCCCCTAAATTTGATTTAGGACAAACTGATGCAGTTTTAACAAATGGTCTATTAGAAATTTTTATACCATTAGCTGAAGAAGCTAAACCAAAATCAATTAAAATTAAATAAAAGTTATTGCAAAAAAACGTGTCCTAGCAGTGTTTTTTTCGTATATTCCGGTCTAAACAAAATAATAGTTATATGGCAAGAAAACCAAATTCCTTAACACTTATTGAAGATCCAAGTATGGAACCTTTTTTCATCACTAAAGATGAACACTGCTACACAGTGAATAAAAGAATTACCTCAAATGCTGATCATTTTAGATCAACAGGTAAGAGTAAAACTTATACTAAAGCACTAACATTCCATGCTGATTTTGGAACTGCATTAGAAAGAATTACTAAAGAGCAGTTACATACAAAAGAACACTTTAAAACATTAAGTGACTTTTTAGATTATTATACTAAAATTGAAACTAACATTAAAAATTATTTAAATGAAAAAGCTTGAAGCATTATTCGATGCGGTTATCGTTAAACCAGTAGAAAACGAAGAAACACTATATGGGAATATCATTGTTCCTGATATGGGTAAAGAAAAAAATGAATTTGGGGAAGTAGTTGCTGTTGGATTTGGTAGATATACCTTAAATGGCAATTTAATCCCAATGCAATTAAAAGTAGGAGATTTGGTAGTATTACCAACTCAAGGTTTTACAAAATTACCATTTGATGGTGAAGAATATTATGTTGGACCTGAAAATCAAGTACTAGCTAAAGTTCAACAAACAGTTGAAGGTATTTTAGCTGAAACTGAAGTAACAGATGAAGATAAATCAAACTTAACTGAATTATAAAAAATGGAAAACGAAATTAAATTTGGCAAACATGCCAGAAAAGACATGATGAAAGGTATCAATAAATTAGCTGATGCCGTAGTATCAACATTAGGACCAAATGGTAGGAATGTAGTTATATTTAAAGGAGTAGCTGAAGCACCACAATCAACTAAAGATGGTGTTACTGTAGCTCAAAATATTTTACTAGATGATCCAAGTGAAGAATTAGGTGTACTTTTAATTAAACAAGCTGCAGTTAAGACAGCTCAAAAAGCAGGTGATGGTACAACAACATCAACCCTATTAGCTCGTGAATTAATTAAAAATGGACTAGATGCATTAGAAAGAAATGAAAATGCAGTTCAAATTAAAAGAGATATTGACTCCACAGTTAAACAAGTTGTTGAAAATCTAAAATCAAACATATCAGAAGATATATCTGAGGAAGGACAATTAGAACAAGTAGCTACTATATCAGCTAATAATGACATTGAAACTGGAAAATTAATTGCTCAAGCAATTGATAAAGTAGGATTAGAAGGAGTAGTACATATTGAAGAATCAAAAACTGGAGACACTTATCTTGAAACAGTAGAAGGTATGCAGTTCGATAGAGGGTTTAAATCACCATACTTTGTAACTGATAATAACACAATGCAATGTGTTTTAGAAAATCCTGCTATCTTAATTCTAGACCAAAAATTAAATTCAGTTAAGGAATTATTACCTATTTTAGAAGCAGTATCATCACAAGGTAAATCACTATTGATTATTGCTGAAGATATTGATAATGAAGCTTTAGCTACTTTAATTGTTAATAAGATGAGAGGTACAGTTAGTGTATGTGCGGTAAAAGCTCCTGATTTTGGAGACCGTAGATCATTGATTTTAGAAGATATTGCTATCACAACTGGTGGTGTAGTATTTGATAAGAAAAAAGGAATGAAGTTAGATAAATTTAGCTGGGAATGGTTTGGAGAAGCTAGAACAGCAACAATTGGAAAAGAAACAACAACAATAGTAGATGGAAAAGGAGGAATTGAACAAATTGAAGCACGTATTGAAGAATTACAATCGCAAATCGAAAAAGCGACAACCCCGTATGAAACAGAACAACTCCAAAACAGACTGGCAAAATTCGTCGGAGGAGTAGCAATCGTGCATGTAGGTGGAAACACTGAAACTGAAATGAGAGAGAAGAAAGATAGAGTTGATGATGCATTACATGCAACTAAAGCAGCTATTGAAGAAGGAATTGTACCAGGAGGTGGAACAGCATTGTTATACGCTTCTAATGGTATTAAAGCTGATTCTACAGGTGCTAAAATTGTAGTAGAAGCTTGTGCCAAACCATTTAATCAAATTTTGATTAATGCTGGTTATGATGAAGTTAAAGGACAAGTTTTAGCAGATAAACTATGTAATTCAGGTAATGATGCTTGGGCAGGGTTTAATATAAAAACCGAAGAAACAGTTAATATGAGAGATGCAGGTATTATTGATCCAACTAAAGTAACTAGGTTGGCACTTGAAAATGCAGCATCAATTGCAGGTACTGTTTTATTGACTGAATGTACATTAACTCAGGATAAACAAAGTTTTGCTGAGAGAATGAATCTATTAAAAGGTGGATTGAATGGGCAAGCTAGTGAACATGCCCAAACTTTCTAGTAAATAATTAGGATATTTATAATAAATTAATTATATTATAGACATGAAACAGAACACACAACCCAAAGTAAAAGTAATAGAGAACGCAACTCTAATTGCTCGTAGAGTACCACCTGGTGATAAATGGCAATTAATTGCTAATGCACCAGATGGTCCTGTACACAAATCATTAACTGATACGCTTGAAGCGTATATGACTAAAACCGGATTTAGAGGTGAATATAGATTAGCACCATTAAAAAGTGAATTATATGCTATATTAACTACTGAGAAGGAAATTGAACCTGTAAAAGAACAACGTTATTCAATATATGGAGAATACTAATAGTTTACTTAACGAGAAGTACAGACCAATAACATTAGATAATTATGTTGGCAATGATAAATTAAAAACATCAATTGCAAGACAACTAGAACAAAATGATATTCAAAACTATTTATTTTATGGTCCTGCTGGTACAGGTAAAACAACGTTAGCCAAATTAATAACTAAAAATCTAGACTGTGATTACATTTATATTAACGCTTCTGACGAGCGTGGGATCGAAACTATTAGGGATAAAGTCTCTGGTTTCGCATCGGTTGCTTCATTTAAGCCCCTCAAGGTTGTTATCTTGGACGAGGCGGATTTTCTCACGATTCAAGCGCAAGCGTCACTCAGAAACATCATAGAAACATTTTCACGTACTACAAGATTCATTATGACTTGTAACTATATTGAACGTGTAATTGATCCTTTACAATCAAGGTGTCAAACAATTAAAGTATTACCTCCTACAAGGAAGGAGGTTGCAGTACATTTAGCTAGTATTTGTGATAAGGAAAGCATAAGTTATGAACCAACTGCCATTGGTAAAATTGTAAATAAGTTCTATCCGGACTTGAGGAAAATGCTTAACACTATCCAGACAAGTAATATTAAGAACAAACTAACATTGGATGATTCTTTACTTGTCAGTACTAGTTATTTGTCTGCTATTTTAGTTGAGTTAAAAAAAGATAAACCTAAATTTAACACTATTAGACAAATAATCGCTGACTCAAATGTTGATGATTATGAAGAAGCATTTAGGTTTTTATATGATAATGCTGACGAATATCTTCCTGGTAAGTCAGGTACAGCGGCTTTTCTAATTAATGAGCATCAATACAAAGCTAATTTTAGAATTGATAAAGAGATAAATATAATGAGTTTAATTAATAATTTAATAAATAATAAGTAAAAAATGGAAGCACCAAAACAACCAAACATTGATTTGAAATCAACTGAAGGGATGAAGAATTCTGAAGGTGGAAGTATCTTTAAATCAGGAGTTATTTTAAGAAAAATTTCTAAATTCGTAGCAGGAACAGACAACGATGCAATTATGCCTATTCCTATTTTCTATGATCCAACAACTAATAAAATATTAGGTGAAGGGTTACCACTAGAATTAAGAGATGAACTTAAAGATGAAATAGTATAATGAAAAATGTATTTGATTGGCTTAAACAAATTAATTCAATCAAATCTGAACCAGACTCCTTTTCTGATAAAGATTGGGATGTCTGGAACAGCTATATGGTTCATAGGTTTTTATCTATGAATCCTGACTATTTAGAATTAGTAAATGAGGCACAAAAAATAATGCCTCAGAATAAGAAAGAAATATATTCAATTTATAGAGAATATATTCCCAAAAATAATAAATGGAACAAGTATGTTAAATCATCGGTTAAAAAATCAAACCCTGAATTACTTGAACATTTAAGTCGTTATTGGGAATGTTCTAAAAATGAAGTAAAAGAATATATGACTCTGTTGGATACCAAACAAATCCGTCGTATATTGGAGACATTAGGATTTGAAAAAAAAGAAATAACTAAATTAATAAAATGAGCAAATTAGTAGAAATGTTACGTACGTCTGCAGAAGCAGATAAAGCCAAAGCACTTTTGTCACTTGAACTATTAGGTGATAAAGCAGCTGGTATTGGAGACCATTCAACTGAAGACTTTTATAAGAATGCTGAAGAAGCACTTGTTAAATTAGTAGA